AGGTGGTTGGCTTCAACTTGTCCATAACCTTTTCTTTTCATTACAAGTGCCATTCGTTTTTATCTCCTTTACTAGTAAAATTATTTCATTTCTTCTTTAACCATTCTTACCCAATCAGGAAGACTACCTGTTTCTGGAGCGAAAGAATAAGTTAATATACTTTCAGTTTTTTCTTCTTTATTTACTGCAAGCTCTTCAGAAGCTGCCGAAAAATTAATCTTTTTATCAAAACAAATAACTGAAAGTTTTGCTTTAATTTCATCTAAGGTATATTTTTCTTTATTTGCAATTACATCTGCCTTATCTTCATCTGCAAGCATATAGAACTCAGAAATTAGAGCATCTTTCTTCTGATTTTCAATTTCAGTTTTAAAACTTAAAAGTTCCTGATACTGAGTTTGAAGAGCGCTATAAGAAGTTTTTAATTCTTCAAGCTCTTGAGAAAGAAGTGTAAATTTTTTCTTATCGTCTTCATCATCTTTCTCTTCTTCGCCTTCATCTTCTTTAGCTTCATCCTTAGTGCCATCTTCTTCTTTATCATCCGCTGGCTTTTCGTCAGAAGTTTCTTTTTCTTTTTCATCGTCTTTTTTTGCAAAATCAGAAGAAACAGAAGTTTCATCAACAATAGGGGCCTCTTCAATTGAAGACTCTTCAACAACAGAAGCCTCTTGCTCTGTAAAAGTTAATGTTGTTTCATTTTCCATCTGTTTTTTCCCTCCATTTAAGACATTCTTTAAATCTTGCATCATGCTATAAAGAGTGTTCTTAAATTTATCATCTAATGTAAATTTTTTACTTATTTCTGGTTTTGTTACTGAAGCCCCCTCAAAACAAGGCTCAACACTATCACCAAGAATGCATAATTTTGAAACAATAGCATCATTAATTATAAAGTAATCCATTTCTTTATCATAATTATATTCCCATTGTCCATCAACTGATGCATCAAATAATTCCATAGATTGCGGACGTCCCTCATTTACAGGTAAGCTGGATTCTGGAAATTGAGAAGTCCAAAGATATCCAGTAGTCATTAAATAGGTATGAACTACTGAATTTCCCATATTATCATGGTCTTCAAAATCTTGGAACCAAACCTTAGCATCAGGAGAAACAAAACCATAAGGAACAGTTTGACATTCAAAATGTATTCCCTCATCATCAATAATGAGTTTCTCTCCGTGGTCAGCAAAATCTTCTTTTGATTCTTTGTAGTAGCCTACGATTGGAGCCCCTCGAAGGGTTTCTCCAATCTTAGTTGCCACTTCTTTACTAATAAAGGAACGGTTTCTATTAGCACCTACATACAAAACTTTTATTTCACACTCAGACATTAAAGGATTAATATCTAATGGACGAAGATTTATAAACTCTGGAGAATCAATAGTTGCAATAGATTGATGCATAAACTATTTCTCCTTTTTCTATATATTATAAAAAATCTCAAAAAACTTTTAATAAAAGTCACCCAAAAATTTTTTAAATTTTTTATTAATTCATGCTTTCTTTATTTTGAATAGTTTTTGTTGATTTTTCATCATTTGCCTTTTCTGGCCGGCCAGCCCCTTCATTATTACTACCACCATTTGCCTTTTCATTAAGAACGTCTACGTTCATTGTGCTTGACATTAATGGAGGAATAAATACATTAACTAAATCAAGAATGTCATTTTCAAAATAAGCATTTGCAAGAACTGCACTTTGGGCTTGACCAAGAGCAATTTGTGGTAACATTTTTGAATAGCCCAATTGAGTTTGCTCTTTATATAATTTAGCTAATTCTTTATAATTATAAATTGTTGTTGGTAGAATTTGCGCTCTATAATAAAATCTTTTTGGATTTTTATTATAAGGGTTTAATAAAACATTAATAAAATTCTCAAACTGTTGAATTAAATTCCACATTGAAGCTTCATCATTTAAAATAGATTTTTCAAGAGCAATATTACCATCGGTGTTAAATTGCATTTGAGAGACTCCAGCTTCATTATAAACAGTTCTTTCAACTTTTTCCAGCCCATCAGTTGCGGTGCTTGTATAATTATCTGCCATATTTGCAACTTCAACATCCGCAAAAGTAGTTAATACATCAATACCAATAGCCTTAGATAACATTTGAACAGCGTTGTTATGTAATTGTTGGGCTTCATCAACGTCAAATACTAAATCACCATTTTTATCAATAGGCATCTTTTGAATAATAATTTTTAAAAGCTGTTGTTGCATTTTTCTTCTATCTAAATCTTGTGCTGCATCTAAATCAATTATTGCAGGAATTACAGAAATAAATGGAGGAAAATCTTCATCATTTAGACTAAATTTCAATACAGCTCCGCTTGTTAATAAATACCATCCAGATTCATCTCCAGGAAAATCTGGCGGCAATTTCCCTTTTTTATATAATTTATAACCAATCTCAAATTCTGGTGGGAAAATTTTAAATACTTTTGCACGCTGCTCACTATTGGTAAACATATCATCAAAAAATCTCATATTAAATTCAACCGCAGGTTGACCATTTAAATAAAAACGAGATCTGCAATACCTTGGTGGAAGCTATTGAAGAGCAGCGCTTTTTTCTTTTGTAATTAAATAGCCATAATAACAACCATTTTTAACAACCTTTAAAGCAATTTCACCAAAAAGTTTTTTTAAACCAAAATTATCTAAAAATAATAAAACTCGTTTAAAATTTTCTAATAATTTTTTAGAATCTGTTCCATCTGAAAAATGTGGTGTAACTAGCCAATCATATCTATACATATAAGCCATATATCTACATAATCGTTGATAAATACCGCTTATTTTATAAAAATAATTAGAAATCTATCGCATACGCTATAAATCCCCACCATGGATAGCTCTTAATACATTTACTTTATCACCTAGAGTTGGATTAACTTTTTTTAGGTCTCCAAGCTTTAAAATGGCGTCTGATACTGTTTTTACTCCTATTCGAACTTTAGAAAAATCAATAGGAACAAAACCATCATTTAGGCTATCTGTTGCTTGAACCATATCAAAACCTTTTTGTTTTATATAAGCCATTCTATCAATCAAAGCTTCAGATACCTCTCTTTCTCATTACCAACCTGCCGCGCCAATAATATAGTCATAAGTGATTCTTCCTTCATCCCAATAAGGAATAATAACCAAATTAATATTATGTTTTTTACAATACTAACGTTTTTTCATATCATTATATTGCTGTTTACGTAAACCGCTTATACCACCAAATACTTCTTTTGGTTGATAATGTTGGATCCCTTGAAACTCAATCAAGAAATCTAAATTTTGCTAATCATCAAAAACCGCAAAATCAAATCTTAGCGGGCGGCCAGTATTACTTACTAAATCTGGAAAAGAATATTCTTCTGCGAAATTCAATCCAGATTCTTTCAAAATTTCCTAAATCTTAATTTCTCCTCTTGAAGCTCGCATTTTGCATCTTTCCTTTCTATTCTATATAAAAATTCTCAAAATCCTTTTAATAATTTTTGTCCTAATTTTTATGAAGAGGTAAAAAATAAAAAATCTGTAATATTATATTTTTTCTTCTTTTTATTTAAATCTTCTTCTTTTTTTACATAATATAATCCATATAAAAAAGCTGAAAATTTATCTTTTTTTATACTTCTATTATTTTGTTTTAAAATAATATTAATTCCTTCATTTTCTTCTACTAAATTTAACATTTGCTACTTTAATACAGAAGTCAAAATAAAAGGTCTTAAATACTCATTTCTTTGATCCATATCCATATTTTGTCCAACTTTGGTAGACATTAGTTTTGTTTTAGCTAAACTTTCATCTATTAAGAATCTAATTTTACCATTATACATTTGAGATTGAACATAAGAATACGCTTCTGTATTGATAGGTGCATTAGCTTTAATTAAAAATAATACATCTCTTTCTGTGTCTGGTGTAATAAATTTTTTATATTCTGGATATTCATCAGTATTATAAACACCAAAAGGCGGTAAAAACTCACCATCGTCTGTGTCTTGAGCTTTAATTAAATAATCTACCAATCCAACTCCTACATTTGTATTCCATATAAGACGCTACCCTTATATGCGCTTTCGCTGCTTTATGTTTCCATAAAGATTAGACTATATCATTTCTTCCTTTTCCGCTTCGGATATCAATCGCTTATATCCTACTCTCTTCCGAGATAGTCGTTGAACCTTTGTTAATATTACTTAAAAGTTGCTTCCAGGTTTTTTTATTTTTAATTTTTCCAATAGTATCAGGATGAACATTAAATTCATTGCCTAATTTAATATTAGATTCACCTTGATTTGATCTTATATAAATATCAATTACTTGTTCAGGAGTAAGTTTGGCAGCCCCATTAACAGAAGCTCTTAAATTATGTTCAATGGCATGAAGAATATTCTCTTTACAAGTAACCCATTCTAAATTCTATAAACAATTATTTCGTTTATTTCCATCTTTATGATTTACTTGATACGCTTCCATATGTTTAATAGGACAAAAATTTTCCATAATTAATCTATGAACAGAATATCTATGTCTTTTTCCATCTTTAGAAATCATCTGAATTTTTTCATAACCATTTTTATCTAATTGAGGATTTAAAAATTTTTGACTCCTTTCACTCCAAACTTTTCCATTATCAGTAACATAATAATTAAATTTTAAATCATATTTACATATAGTAATCAACTTTTTCATAATTTTTCATAAACCTCCAATAAAGATTTTTTTAACACTTGGCTGCTGATTGCCCTCGCCTTTTTATCGTTAGGGTTTCCCAGCAATTCAAAAAATTTTACATGGGCTAGA